TTGATTCCAATTCGGAGTATTTTAATTTCTTCATTACTTCCCTTTCTGAGTGATATTCATATAAGGTGCCTCATTTCGCGCAATGCTCGTTACTGAGATCCTGGAGTAGACAATGGCGTCTACGCGTTCGGCAATCTGCTTAGCTACGAGCAGCTCAGCGAAATTGGTGTCGAGGGTGAGCGCTTGCTCTGCTACATGAGACGCCGAATATCCATTTCCGCAAACACCTGTCTCGTCTGTAGTATTGCTAATCATCTCAAGAGCTTCCCGCATCTGCACGACTTGGGCGGAGAGTGCGTCACGCTCTGATATTGCGAAGTACATCAGACATCAATATTTCGGCCTCGCGCTCTCGTCGCAAAGTCCGCACTTGATCGCGGAGTGTTTCGATTTCTTTAACCGTAGCGCGGTTCATTTACTCAATCCCTTCTGGCTGCGGCGGGGTATCTCCGGCGTTAGATACCCGCCTTCATCACGGCGTCCATATGCTCACGAGCCAAACCACGCAGCATCTCGCGCCGTTCCTGTACGCTCAAAATCTGCTTGATGTCGGTCGCCAGTTCGGTCGCCATGTGGTTCACCATCCTGTCAGCAAGCTCGCTTTCCAGCCGCTCTGCAATCTTTGCTTTCAGTTTCTCGCTATCCACCAAGCGCCAGCAGTCAGCAATCCACTCAACGGGCACTTTCAGTCTTCCTTCGTAGTTCGGCATCAACCATCCGCCATCCTGCACAAACTTCAGCACCGCTTTCTCGGCAGCGGCTTTAATTGCGTTTTCAAAATCGCTCATAATTTATCTCCAGTATCTAACATCTCAATCAACCGCGACCGCCCGTTCCGGTCGGCGGGTTATCTCGGGCGTTAGGCGACACATTCTTTTCCTGTTCGTATTCTTTTCTGTCCTCCCATCCTCGTACGTATCCAGCATCGAACACCTTGCGTCTATCACTGCTGTCTATCTGTGGCCGTGCCTTAAAGTAGGCATCCTCTGACTCGTTTCTGGATGTTTCCAGTCGCGCTCTATCAAGTTCGTACCCCATCGCTTCTTCCTCTCCATGTGTCGCCCAACATGTCAATCAACCCGACCGCAGAATACGGTCTTGCTTCTTCGGTTAAATCGGTGACTGCACCGGCTTACCGCTTGCGTTAGAAGTCACCAAAACACAATCCACACGCCGCCTCCACCTTTTTCGATACAATCGTTCAAGAATGTACGCTCGGGGTCGTGGTCTTCGTCATCTGGAATTTTTGCCAAAGCTTGTCGCAGTTGAGTATCGGTGAAGTTTGCCGTTTCTCCGCAGCCAGAGCATCCAGCATCGAACTCTATAACGCCAAGTGCACCGTAAATAGCACGCGCCAGAGGGTTAAATGCCCCGCGTCTGAGATGAGCAATCTCGTTGCCCTCGCATTCTTTGTCCTCGTTTTTGAAACCGCTAATGTCATGTCCCATATAATTACCTCCAAATGCCAATTCAATCCTCCCGCTCTAACTGTGTGGTCAAAGCGTCCATATGCTCCGAGGCTTCTCGCATTATCGACCGAGGCAGCTCAGTTTGTTGCTCGGTACGTGCAAGAGCTAAATCACTCCGCGCCTTAAGGTAGCTCTCAAGCGCCTCGCTAAATGTCATCCAGCAATCTTCTCTGTTCATTTCGCTACCTCCAAAATGCCTTCCCGCTGCCGCATTGTTTCCGGTGGCTCCGGCAGTGGCATCCAGTGTGTCAGATAACCGAAAGTATCCCTAAACGCATTAGAGGCATCTGCCCATTCACCGTCCAGATACTTAGTAATAACACGGTGCCTTCCGCTATCCATCAAGCCGTAGTTATATCCTGTTGCCAGAATCTCAGCCCCATCCTTCGGAGCTGTCTCAATCGGTTGCCATTCCATTTTTCTACCTCCAATGCCTTCTAACGATTCGCTCACCGGGACAGCCGTTCAGCGTGGTTCTTGTTCCACATGCCAATGGCCGTTTGGTGTATCTCCATTCATCAAATGCCATCTTGTCCTCGCTCTCTCTAATTTCCTGCATGATCCCTCCAAAGCTCCGGCACATCCTTTGCGTTAATAGCGCACCCATCCAAATCAACCCACCGCCAAAACTTGGAGCCTGTTTTAATAAAGCGCTTCGTGTTCGTTGGCTTCTTTTGGTAGTCCATGCGCATTGCCATCATTCGCCAATCCCCCATGTGGTCAGAACCAGTAACTTCCACGACAACTCCATTTGGGGGCGGCGTTGTCCGTGGATTCTTCCACCCCGCGCCTAACTCGTCATTCAACGCGGACACCACTGGCTTCGTTCTGGCTTTGTTCGATCATGTTCATCTCCTTGTGTCGTGGTTCGTGCGTATCGCCGGTTAATTCAGCGTTAGCCATTCATAGCGCCAAGCAGCAGCGTCCGTTTATTTTCATACGTAGCGCCTGGCGGAACGTATGGGTTCCCCCTCATGTCCGTGTATTCAGAATGCTTTTCAGGGTCGAACTCTGTCTCATAAGCATTCCCGCCTTGATCGTAATATTCTCTCCCAGCCTCGTGCGCTACCACCAAAACATCGGCGTCCTGGTCTTCAAATGCTTTCAGCCATTCAATCAGGTCTCGTACTTTCATAGCCTCCACCACGTATAACAGCCTTCAACCAGACGTTGGGTAAGCGTCCGTGGTGTCTTTAGCGCCATTGGTGTAGGGCGGGTGATTGTGGCAGCCGTTTTCATATTGCTTTCCGCATTACAGCAGCAAGCTGCAACCATAGTTTCCGCTCAACTTCTGCGCGGATTTTCTCACGAATCGCAGGGCTATCGTTTAGGCATTCTTCCACAAGAGAATCAACAGCATTTTTCCAACTAGCAGCAACCTGCTCTTTGATGTAACGATCAACTCCCCATTGGTTAGTCTGGTCTGCGATTGCTGACCTCACTTCACGCTCAACCGCGCTTTTGATTTCTTCCTCAGTGATTTCGATATCGAGTTTCATACTTTCTTCTCCAATTCGTCGGCCAAGCGGTGCAATTCTCCGCAGGTTATGAATCCAGAATACTGTTCTGTTGCAAGTCTCCGCAACGCCTTCGCATTCGCCACATTGACGATCTGCTCGGCTGGCTTGGTGTTGATGGCGAGGGCATCAACAGCGATGTCTTTTATGTAGCGGAATTTAACGCCGTCATCGTATGGTGCTGCTGTTCCATGAATCTTTTCAAGCGCTTCCCGCATCTTAAGGGCTTGGGCGGCGAGTGCTTGATTGTCTAAGTACGTTTGCGCGTAGTCCTTGGCTTCTTTGTCGATTATGGCGCGAGTCTCCGCCAGTTCGCGCTCAAGACTCTCTACTCGCTCACTTCTAAATTTTAAGCGAGCATTAGCTTCCACAAGTGATGTGTCTATTCGTTGTTCCGCATCTCTCCTTAGTTGTTCATTCTCAAGCCGTAGCTCAAATTCATTTTTTGGTAGTGGCATTTCGTTCTCCTTGACAGTTTGTTTCAACTAAACTTATTCCTTCCAGCAAGACATAGACACTCCGTCATTTGTTGTTTCAATGGCGCAGAAAACTCCAGGTCGAACTTGATAGACGCTTGGAGCGGGAGGAGTGCTTGGTTCGACACATACCACAAAAGCCAGACATACAAAACCAATATGATAAACATGAGGTATATGAACAACTCTTTTAGTAAGTATTTCATCTAATTCTCCTTGTGATGAAGTGCTGCCGGTGGCGTTATGTAGCAAAGTTGCGGTCTACACCGCGTCAGAAGGCAGGGTTGGTAGTGGCATCCAATGCGTAACTTCCCCTCCGCCGAAAAACCAGAACGACTCCCAAACACGCCTTCTTCATATGTCCCAATCCACATTTGTGGTCCTGTCTCAAAAATGCCGGGCGCGTGGTAAATAATGAACTGTTCTGGTTCTGGTAATCTGTCGTCAGTGCTAATCCATTCCATTTCTCTACCCTCCAATACCTTCTAACATCTCAAAGCAAGCGACAGCAGGTAACGGTCTTCTCGCTACCGCAATGACTCATGTGGCTGCGGCGGGTTGTCTCCAACGTTAGACCTCGCGCTCAAACACAGCCCGGAATTGAGGTGGTGCATCTGTCCATCGCACAGTGCCATGTCTCTTCATATTCCTCAGTTGATCAATCAGTGCTGCGAAGTCAGGAGTGTTTAGTGCGTAGCTCTGTACGTAATCAGCGTTCTTGTATCGCCCCATAACAATCACATGACTTTCGTTCTTGAAACCGACATCAACTGCAATGTCCGTCCTGTCGCGCACCAGCTTTTCAAGCTCTGCAATTCTTGCGTGTGCGTTGCGCAGGTCGGCATCGTAACCAGCAACAATCGCTTTCAGTTTCTTCAACCATTTAATCATTCTCTACCCCTCCGTTCTAACAAGTCGTTCGAGCGGACACGCGAACACACGCCTCGTCGCTACCGCAATTACTCATGTGGCTGGTTACCACTTGAGTTAGAAGTCATCCTTATGACTTTCAGAAGCTCGTCGCGCAATGCTTTGGCTTCTTTGAACGTTGCCGCATGTATTTCTATTGCGTTCCCGTGTTCTCCTATGTGTATCCCGGCTGTTGATATGTGATCCCGGCTGTTGATATGTGATCCCGACCAAGAGGCTCATAGTCGTCGCCTACGGTTGCCTCTTTAAGTTTCGTGGCCGCTTCTTTTGGTGTCATGTTCCTATCCTCCAATCCCTTCATTTGTCGTTTATACCTTTGCCGTGGTAGAGACTCGAACTCTACACCACTCTGCTTTCGCAGGCTCTACCCTTGGAGCTACACGGCATGATCGTTTACGTCGGCTGAGGGTACCCCATCCGAGTATCTTTCGCTCCCATTGCATCAAGGAGCAACTTGGTAAGTGTCTGCGAGAGCCTTTCGGCAATTTCATTGCGAGTCTTCATTACAGATTCAATCTTAACAGAAGACTCGCAAAGGATGGCTGCAACGTCGCTGATCGAAGGATCAGGGAGGTCGATCGGACAGAATGTCTGTTCAACTATCCATCTGGGCAACTCTTGTTGCGCCACAATCCTCTCCCCGAACTGGCTCATTAGAATGGTCACTGTTATGGTTGAGCCCATGTACCCATCCTTTGCGAAGGCGACATCGCCCCGACTGCATGTTGTATTCCATCCTGGAAAGCAGTACGCTTAAGGCTGAAGTACTCTTCTTCCGTAAGGATTATGCAGTCCGCTCGATATCCGATGAACACAGTACCATGCACCTCCGTAGCTTTGGATTCAAAGAAGTTCTCCTGTTTAAGAATATCACAGGCGAGACGTTCGGCAAGATCTCGCTTGAGATTGAATACAGCTTCGTCATTTGTGGCTCTCCCCAAAGCGAATGCTGCCTTTACAGACAACCTCAATCCCGGAATGTCGTCTGTCGAGTATACGCTATTCATATGGCTCCTTTGTGACAAACTGTATTGAAACATAGACAGTAGGTAGTAAGGCCTTATTGAACGACACAAGATGACCACGCATTGCACTCCTGCTCGCAGTCTTTGATATCGTTTGCAATTACTGCCGGTGCTGCAGAGATATGCCATTCCGTAAGATTGCAGTCACCTGCTTTGGATTGGAATGTTATCTTTGCACCACAGGCAGGGCAGTCACCAGATACGGTATCGTAGCAGCCCATCACTCTTCTCTGTCGATCAGCTCAAGGAGAGCCTCGGCTACGGAGTTGTTGTACAGATTGGCGATCTCATTTCTGCCCCAGCTAGGCTTGGCCTGGAGTTTGTCGTTGAAGATCACGCCGATACGTTCAATAAGTGCTTTGTTCATGCTGTGTCCTTTATGGAGGTGTGATTAATAATTCAAGAGCAGTTGAATACTCGACGTAGTCATCGTCACCGAGGTTATTTCGAAGGAAACGATCTATCAGATCGTATGCGGCAACTGCATTGTCCTGAATGGTTGGATTAGGTTTACATCTTCCTGCTCTTTCCTTTCGGCAGGGACAATGTAAAAAGGTAACCAATCCTCGAAATTACCGGGTTGCACATTCAATGTTCTGAGGGAGTGCGTAGTGCCGTCATACTCGATGTCGTCTTTGTGAATCCATCCGATTGGTTCTTGATGCTCAGCAATACCGCGTCTGGCTGCTCGGAAAAAGAGGATGAGATCAGCTATTCGAGCCTCAGCAGACTCTTTCCCAAAGACTCCCTCGGCAAGAGCAAGCAGGAGTTCTTTTTGATCGGTTGTCAAAGGTGTATCCCCATGATTCGTGTTGCCCGTGGATAAGTGGGGATATAGAAGCGAGCATCAACGATCACAATAGGAAGTCCCTTGCGAGACATATCGTGCTGGACCTCGAGACGTTGATACTCAGCGATCAGATGCTGAAACAAGGGATCGCTCATCTTGTCTACCAGATAGTAGTCCTTGCAGGGACGAAGCGCAAGATCAGGTTCGCGTTCAGAGGGATCAGCCTCACGACCAACACCCAGAATCATAAGAAGATCAAGGCCTTCACAGTAGTGAAGATCTGCATGGAAGATTTCAGGAGACTGCGATGTCCTGAATGTAAGACCAGTTTTTACACATTTCATTTCAATTTCCTCTTGGGATGACTGTAACAGTTATTGAACGAAACCAAGTGTTTTCAGAAGAGAATCAAACTCCAAACTCTCCTTTGCCCTTTTGATACCTGCACGCAGGGCTGCAATCTTTCGTTTTCTTGTCGTGGCAATGGCCTGTGCCTGCGCAACTACCTCGGTATGATCGTCAATATCGGAGTTCGCCATACGGAGTGTCTTAAGGACGGCGCGTGCATGTACAATGGCCTGCTTGTGCTCTTCCTCAGCAATTTGTTCAGCAATCCGATTACGTGTAGGAATGTGAACGACTGTGTTGGTTTCCGTCGTGATAATCGGAAAGTTTTGGAGGAGGTAGAGCTCTGCAGGTGACAGCTCGGAGTCATTATCGCATGCACCATTTCCCAAATGACGCGAGCAACCAATGCAGGATTCAATTTTGAGCTTTAATTCTTTTGTCATTACATCTCCTTATTTGAGTGTGAAGGGTTGTATTGGAGCCTTGGGGAGCGGTTTCCAATGTGTGATTTTGTCGCCGTCCTTTTGTTTACCAATACGTTGTGTACGCATAGTGCGGATATCGACGTACCCTGAGCTGAACAATGCAAGGAAACGTCGACGTGGCGGTGGTAGAGTAACATCAGCGTCAATCCAGTCTTCCTTCGCAACAGAATCTTCGGGGACTTCTGCTGGTTTTTCTTTATTCGCCCCTTGTGGAAGTACCGTCAGGATTCCTGTTGTCATATTGACAGCGAAGAAGTCTCCACGATTCACAACTTCATGGATTGTTGTACTACGGAAGAGAGTCTTTGAAGGAATCACCTTCATGAACGGTCGATCTTGATACATGAAAATCTCAAGCATTTACTACTCCTTTTGATTAATCGTCGCTGTCTTTCTCACGACAGCACTCGCAGAGGCCATCACGTTGTGTCCCTACCCAACCCTCCGGTGTCCATACATTCAGGAAAGAGAAGGCCTCCTTGCATTCAACACAGTGTCTTTTGATTTCTGTGTCGTTTATGTCCGCCAGATCAACAGCCCTCAGAAAGCCCTCATAACTTTGGAATGGCTTCATATCTGACTCTCTTTTTAGAGCTCTTCAAGTCTTTGGCAGAAGCGTATCTCTCACTGATTACACCTTTCCATTGGGTAGGCGTAAGCTTGCTCACAAGATACTCTCCTGCGGGATTGATTGACTTCAGGAAGTCAGCAGCGTCCCTTGCAATTGCTAACGTTGAATGCACTCCAGGCAATTGGCCTTGAAAGCAAATCTTTGTTTTACCATCTTCTATTGTTGTTACGATGTACACCTTCGCTCCTTTAACAATTTAGCCCCAACCGATTAAGGTCAGGGCTTTTGATGCATTCTTAAGGCGATGCACGAGCCTTGAAAAGAGGACAGTTTTCTGACATGTCGAGGTCAAAGCGCATGCGCCTAAAGTTCCCGTCGTATCTGACGACTAAAGTTCCCGTCGCACGCTGCATAAGGTGAGCACTTTAACGGCATGCTCAGGCCAACCTATGTCGAGAAGGAGACACAACTCAACACAGGCCTAAGTAGGATATTGAGCAGTTTAGCGACATGCTCAGGTCTGTCCCCTCCCTTGTCGGGAAGTCACAAATTAGGAAGCAGTTTAGTGACATGCTCAGGTCATCGTCAGTGTGGCCATCGTGGAGGCAATGGCGCTGACGGTTATGTTAAGAAAGGATACACAGGGTGCTATACGATCAAGAAGACCGTGGCAGTCTCCCTAAGTGCTCTTTCTTATTTAGCAGCTTACTCAGCGGCCTTTGCAGCAGCTGCTTCGGCTTCAGCCTTTTCCGCAGCCTTCTTAGCGCGGTAGGCGGCAAGAGCTTCGGTAGCCTTCGGGCTAACTTCACGCTTCTGAACGCCAGCTTGATAGGCTTCCAGAACGGCGTCCTTGTTGGCGAGCAGCCAGTCAACGAGGGACTGGTTGTTGTCGGTCAAGGTCATGAAGCCTGCCTTGATTGCAGCGCTTTGAACTTCAGCATCCACACGCTTGACGGTAGGCCAACGGAAGGATTCAGCAACAACGGCTGCGTTGTCGATGATGAAGGCGAAGGCCTTGTCGCCGGAGGCAACGATTGCTTCCAGAGCCTTGTCCAGTTGCTTGCGCTCGGACTTGGACACACGGCGGATCTTGGCGCTTTCGAAACCGGCTTCGACTTCGTCTTGGAAGTTCAGCAGCCAGTCAGTCAGGTCTTGGTTGTTGCCATTCAGGGCATTCAGAGCGGCGGCCTTCAAGGGCTTCCGCAGGTAATCCATTGCTTCGGCCTTGGTGTCGAATTGAGCGCCATCTTCGGTAACGAATTTTTGTGCCAGGATGTCATTAGCCATGCTTGTTTCCTTAAAATGTGGTGACGAAGTCCCGATATTGGGAGTCTTCATTCGGTATTACGGTTGAGAGTGTGAAGGTATTGTCGCAGTAACGCAGTTGGATACCAGTGTCCATCACCCTTTCAGGGTTAATTTACAGGGTTCGAGTGCACAACCCCTTGTTTCGTAACAGGTTTATTTTTCACAGTTCGTGCCAATCCGTTGCCTGGATAAATTTTGGCAAGGGATGCCCGACTGCCTAGCGCGGTGGCTGCAGGCGGGGCGACTGGAGGGCAACTGAGGCTACCCCCCATCCCGACGCTTGCGTGGCACTCCGGAGCCGCGTGTGGGCACCCTGGAGAGGCCATGCGGCGCAAGGGAAGTCGTCATGCAGAAAAGTGCGCTCAGATTACTTTTTGGTCGTTGAATCTACTGCAAAACTACTTAAGTTAAGACGTTCAATACAGCCATTGCAATAGAACCTTTGGGTAAGCCCGCCAGGATTTCTGATGTACTTTCCTTTCATGAATCCTTTGCAATTGTAGCACCGTACCATCCCCTGATTTTTATGAAATCGATACGATGCACCCCCCGAGTGAAATGTCATACTAATCCTCTATGGATACCTCTTTAATGCATCCTCAAGAATGGCACGTGATGCCTTATGTACTTCAGTTATCAATCCGGCATTCGCCTTTAACTGCGCTTCCAGACGAAGCTTCTCTTTACGCAGGCTCGAGAGTTCTGCATCCAATGCAGCAAGTGCAATTACATTTTCCGATAGGGTTACCTTTGCCATCTTGTTCTCCACTTGGTCTGTTTGCTGAATGAAAGAATATGTAACCTGTTGAACGCATCACAAAGTAATATACTCCCAGATTTGATTGAGCCAGCTCTTCTGCTGCGATGCCGGCAGCGTGCTCCGACAGGAATATCCGCGAATCTGAGAAGCCCTTGTGGCTTGCTCGGATGCTCCAGAAGTCTTGCTGTCTAAATACGTGCAAGATCATCACTCCGACTGACCTTGAAACCTGCAGCACGTGCATGACCCCCGCCGCCGAAGATTTTGGCGATCCTGCTAACGTCCACTGCCTGACGGTTTTGGCTGTTTGAACGCAGGGAGAACACACGATGTTTTGCTGTGTCCGTGTAGGTGATGGCGAACGGGGCGGTTAAGGATAGCAGATTCCCGACATCTGAGGCGAACATATGATTGCAGTTCACCAGAGGAATGTCTGAGAACTCGAGGAAAGAAATCCTCTGCAGTCCTGTGTCGATGATCGTCTGTACATCAACCTTGTGCTTACGGAGTAGTGTTACGCCCTCGGCACGAAGTTTCTTCAGTGTCGTTTCAGAGGCACGCATGAACTTGTCAATGGTTCTGTATGTCAGAGCGTGAGAGAAGAGCGCTGTAGTGATCTCTTCAGTACCATCCAACAGGAACTTCCAAAGATCCCTGTCCTCGATGTGATCGATAAGGGCAGGGCGCTTCTTTCCGAGGTTGCTTCCCAAGACGCTCTGGACGAAGTCCCATGCCAGACGCGCTCCAGAGTGAGCAAGATTAGAATGCGCCACATTCATCACGTCGCCTAAAATCCACAGCTCTTCCAGTGCCGACTTGTGATGATCAATCAGATACACATTGTCTGCGTAGTGAATGATCTGTTCCATCGTCTCAAGCGGATAACTGAAGTCCACCAAATAGACATCGCGATCGACGACGTCAGGAAGTGCCCCTTGGTATTGGCCGACGAGATACTCTGCATTATCCCCAAAGTGAGTCCACATGCACCAAGCTGCTGCCATCCCGTCCAAGCAGGATGGACCATGATAAATTACCAACGGCTTATTCATTGAAACCTCACTCGAAGTTATCTTGCAGTCTCTTAAGGGTGTCCACGGCGACTTCATGCCAGTGGCGAGGATTGATAGGCGCAGCGGGATCGTCCGAAGCGTCTGAATTGGAGACAAGCTCGGAGTAATACCTAATTGCCTCGATGATGAACGACTGTGCCAAAGTCCCATGCGGGGAAAAATTCATCAAGTCCCGAACGATCATTTCAGGATTACGACGAATCGGTGGAAGATTTACACTACCCATTGCCTTGCTCCTCTTGTTCTGCTTCAGTTAAACCACCAATGCCGTCAATCAACCTGAAGGCCTTTTCCATGAACTCGCCATAATCGACGGGATTCGTAGGGTCTTCCTCGTCAAGAAGCTTCTGAAGGAAACTTGTATCGATCCCCATTAGTTGCTCTTTGAGCTGGCCATAGTTCTCAATCTTGAGCTGTACGATCGACAAAGCAATGTGCATGATCGTTGCACCGGAGATACTGTAACCTTTGTCCATATACTTTTTAGTGCGATACATTGCACAGATGGGGTATTTGGAAGCGCCACTGTAAACCAGTTTCTTCTTTGCAACATCGGTAAAGAAGCGATCACCGAAATGGAACACACCTTGTTCGAAGTCGAATGCACCGTGTGTGACTGTAAAGTCGAACCAATCGAAGATCTCGGCAGCATCCCCTGTGAAGCGTCGGATCACCTGTACGGACCAGAGCTTCTTAGATTTCTCAGAAGCCCTTTTCAGCGTCAATGCATTCAAAGTGATATGCTCATGATCTTTGAATATCGTCTTCAGATAGGCTTCTGCCGCCCTGATATTCTCCTGTTTCTTCACGTAAAAGTCAAGGTCATTGACAGGGTCACCGGAAAACAAGCTTGTGATGGCACCTCCGCAAAGCATAACACCCAGACGACCAAGCTCCGAAAAGATGTTCGGAAAGTTCTTGTCGTGGATCTTGAAGGTATCGGTGCTGATGAAACGATCTCCCCCGGTGGTGCCGAAGAATTTATCCATGACATGAAAGAGTGCAGCTTTCTCTTTATTCAAGTCCATCGGGTGGAGTGTGATTATAGTAGACATGTTTTCCTTTACAAGTCGATGTTGTTACGAAATCCGACGAATCGGGGAAACCTTGGTTTGTCTTTGACGCCATGCGCGAAGTGTCTGAACTTGATTGTCTCCCCAATGAACTTTTCAGGAGCGTTCCAGATAGCTTGACGCTGCGCATGCGTAAGACAACCCGGAGCTACGGCCAGGAGCATGCCATCGTAGTCCACAAGAAGCTTTCCAAGTGTTCCTGCAGCGACCATGAACTCCTTATGAGTGGCTCGCTTGGAATGCCCAAGGTTGTCTTCTTGCTTCTCGTTGGTGTTTTTGAGTTGCTCCTCGATGCCTACAAGGAGTCCCTCATCATCGGCAAAGCGTTTGAGCTTGTAGATGAGGCCTTCGTTGAATGTTCCACGACCATGCTTGTAGCGCCCAAAAGGGTCACGCATCATGATGCCTTCATAACCAAGCTCAAGGCATAAAGCTTCGCCTTCAAGCAGCTCCTCCAGATCATTGCACATGAAGTGAGACACAAGGGTAATATTTGGGTGGCCATACTCCTGAATCAGCTCCCCAGCAAGCTGGAAACGCTCCTTGAAAGGAGCATCTGCAACTTCTTCTGCGCAGACATCGAACACGCGATACTTTATTTCTGCTTCGTCGACTTCTTTGTCAATGGACATCACAAAAGACTGTGTCCTGTTGTATACGCCAAAGTCTGTTTCATTGCCGATAATCAGTTCACCGTCAAGATCCTGAAAAGGACTAAGCAGTCGTTGTATTTGCTTATTTGGGAGGTCAATCAACTTTCGCGATTTGCAGCGTTCATCGCGTGTTACATTTCGGATGCCGTCCAATTTCGGAGAGCACAACAAAGGAAACCTGAGCTTCTGAAAGAAGTCAGGGCGTTTCAATGGATCGTCATTCGGGGCCAACATCGGACTAAACATCGTGTCTCCTAATTAATTGGGTGATACAGCCGCAGCCATACCACCCAGGTACATCATCTTACAGGACAGACTCCACTAGGACACTCGTCCGCGCCTTCGAAGGAAGCTTCCGAGATCGATGTGATCACAGTCGTCTTCGCAACAAGGGCGTTGAACTGCTCCTCAGTAACTTCCTCGTACGGTGCCTGTTGGAAGCCGTGCTCAGAGTGAAGAAGGAAAGACAAGGACTTATGATTGTTGCGATAGTGCTTCATAAGGTATGCCTGGATTGCAGGAAGTTCTTCCTTCCTATAGTACACGGTACAACTGACACTGTTGTCACTCCATTCCTCCTGCATACGGCGTACCCAAGCAAGCTGCTCAAGGGCTGTCATATCTTTTGCAAGGAGCGTCCCAACAGGGTAGGAGAACGGAAATGTAACGATAACTGCGGCGTAGTCCTCGGTGCCGTCGAAGTTCTTCTTGTACTCGATCGGGTAACCATGACGACGACATACATCGACGAGCTGATGATCAGAGGCAATTGTAATGCGACGATACATATACCGGGAAAACCCCGGATGGATTCCAGGTGTTACTCCAGGCAATAACGAAAGGGTGCCACTCGGCTTGACCGTTGTAAGTTTGATTGACTCGTTGAACCCACATTGTTTAGAGTACTTTCCGTCGAATGTCCGAAGATGTTCGTATCCCTCGTTTAGCCATGACAGTTGCGCCTCATTAGCCTGAAGCACACCTGTCAGCCCAATCCCCATGCGCATGTTCTTGAATACGATCTCTTCAGTCTCTGCGTGATGGCAAGGAAGCGTCAAGGAGTGCTTGTTGATACGGTACAACAGGGTCAGGATGTCAAGGAATTCCTCCTTTGATTCAACGTTCGGAAGGAAAACCTCGGCCAGACAACACGTCTCGTATGGAGCAAGCGATTGCTCAGCACAAGGGTTATACCCCATAACTTCAGGATCATCGTATCGAGTATCCCCGAGACGTCCGACCTTGCGGGATAACCTAAGGTTGATTAAGCCATACGGCTCGCCTTTGCCTTCGTAGCCGTGCCAGAAATATTCATGCAGATCGGCAAGGTCATCGCAAGCAACGCTGTTGTTCGACATCGCTCTCCATGAAGGAATGTTGCCAATGTCCCAACGCTTGGCCAGAAGGAACTCGATATCGTCAGGATCACCGATGGCAATCTGGGCTGACCTTCGTACGTTTCCGGCAACGATGATGTGGCCGATAATATTCATGATATCAAGGCAGTCGATCGGGCGGGCTTTCTTGCCAGAGCGAGCTATCAGGATTTCAGAAATCTTGTTGACACCCCAACACAGATCTTCAGGACCGCTTGCAACACCGCCAAAGCCTTTGATAGGAGAGCCCTTACCACGGATCACTTGAGTGGAATACGTGAAGGTACCTCGCTCTTCTGTCTCAGACAGGAACGCAGCCTTCAGAGTCTTTGCAAGGAACTTTACCCAACCTTCTCTGCTGTCAGGAATGATGAAGTCAGCGCCGCCATGATCAACACGCGTTGGTGCCTTGAACCACGGTTTGACAGGAGGAAGCTTGTTCACATGTTGGCTTTGAATGCTGTAGCCTACACCGGAGCCAAGCGCTAGCATATCCATGCACCAAGTGAAAGGTCTGATTGGGCCATCCACAACAGTGAATGCACAGTTCTGCAAGGAAGCAAGTCCGAGCTTATCCACGGTACTCGTTCCTAATTGCCACCAGAAGCGTCCAGCAACGCTCCCTTTCAGCTTTCGGAGGTACTGTCGCAGGCGATACTGCTCGTCATCTGTGAAGCCACACTTCAGCTGTGTATTGCACGCATCAATGACACGCTCGATAGATTCATCAAACTCTTCCGTGCGTGTACTTTCTGGGATTGGTCTGCTGTATGTCCGTTTGTAGGTTAGGTAACCAACGGTAGACCATGGTATATCTTTATTCTGCATTATCATCCTAACGGTTCGAATTCATCACTAGGCATGCCTTCAACACCTCGAAGCCTGCCTGTCGTATGGTCATAGAATGCGCCAGGAACATTTCCAGTAAGTCCTGTATACCGCGATTTTAAGATCCGCATTTTGATCGTATTACGATCTCTGTCGCTCTCTGCGGTTAAGTTTCGGGCAAATGCAATAATGTCAAATGAGATCTGTTTAATGCTACCACTACCACGAATGTCATCGATCGAAGGAAGTTTCCCATCTTCGAATGACTTTCCGCCGGAGGGAGCTTTACGCAAGTGTGATACAAGTCCGATCCATACTTCATGCCTTTTCACAAGACGCAGTAGGTCATTCATAACCTTGTCGATTGCTTCATTTCCTGTGAGTCCCTCAGTACCCTCCGAAACAAGGATAGTGATATGATCAATGAAGATCTTCTTACAGCCAACAAGCGCCATGTATTCGAGCTGATCAATAATAGAATCATCCTTGATTGAGCCTTGGTGATCCAGGAGAACAACGCGGTCTTCTCCGAATACAGTGTCGAAGCCAACCTTCAAATCCTCCAGAGGGATTTCCTCGTTTGCAGGATTCCTATTAATTACCATGCCTGCAAGTTTTCTTGCTGTCTCGTGAGGAGACTCTTCCAAAGAAACGATGCCGATCTTTTCATCAGTCGTCTCAAGGATGTGCAACATTGTTTCACGGAGGATTGTACTCTTTCCTGAGCCGGTGCCGGAGATCAAAAGTACGATCTCTCCACTGCGCATCCCCTTCAGCTTGGTATTTACGCCCTCCAGACAAGGAGGATACGGAAGAGAGGGAATACTGTTGTAATTAGCAAGAGCATCCCAGAGAGCTTCCTTGCCGACGATACCTGCAGGTGACCATGCTGTTGCATCCCATACGCATTGCATGAGAGGTGCAGCACCATGTTTCACCAAGACTTCATTGGCATCCTTGCAGCCTGCGATCGGCTTAGCGACTTTAGCCTTGTCAATTCCAACGATCTTCAGCGCAGAAGCCAGAGCAGCATCGCCCGCAGTATCTGCATCAAAGAACAGCACGACTTCCTTGAAGGAACGCAGCCATTCCCGGTGCTCAATAAGCTTCTCCGAGACAGTGGCGGATGACAATGCAATTACAGGGTAGATCTTCTGGTACTTGTCATGGTACGCCTGAGCAATGCTAAGGGCATCAATTTCGCCTTCGACGATTACAACACGCTTTCCACCCCCAGGGAATCTGTCGATTCCGAATACCGCTGCGGAATCACCAGACCATGTAAAGGTCTTTGGAAGCGTCCGAATCTTGTAACCTACCTTTCCATTTGCAAGATAAGGATAGAAGTGTGCATCGATATTGCCGGCATTGTCATAACTTACCTTTACCCCAAAGAACTCATTGACCACCTTTGTAATAGCGCGATCACGGAAGCCACGTGTGGAGTATGTTGCAATCTCCTCTAGACTAGGGATTGCCTTCTTAAACGGAGACGGTGATTTTGTAGTCTCATGCACTATGGTTGTTTTCCCATGCTCAAAGTTTTCTGTTGCAGCTTCATCAAACCACTTCCTACAAGAAAAGCAGTAGCTTGTTCCATTCTCATATACCTGCCTTGCGTCATGACTCTTACAATTGATCTGGTCTACGCACGGAAGGTTCTTCTGGACGATCTTTCCCACTCTTTGTCCCTTCTCTGACGAACATAGCAACGAAGAAGTTTGCAAACAGGAATAGCAGGTAATCTGCAGAGTTCCAAGCACCCACCTTCAGAAGCAAGTCGACGACTCCGCCGATAATAGAGAATACGCCTGCAATGGCGCACACAAATACGAGAAGCTTAAGCATCGAATTTCCTCAATTGATCTTTCTTTCCTTCAAGAATCAACTTCAGGCGCGACACATGCCGCTCTGAGATATCTTCCTTAACTGACCAGCTTATCTTG